CGTCCTGGTAACTACTATCCATTCTGGAACATGAAAGTTGGGGAACAAGCAATTATACGCTTTTTACCTGATGGTGATGAAACTAACCCACTAGGTTTCATGGTTGAAAAACTAAATCACAACTTAATAATCAACGGCGAAAATAAAAAAATCCCTTGCCTTAAAATGTATGGTGACGATGACTGTCCAATCTGTAAAGTTTCTGCGGCTTATTATAAAGCTGATGACAAACTTAACGGAAAGAAATACTGGCGTAAGAAACAACATTTGTTACAAGCGTTAATCATCGAAGATCCATTACCAGCTGATGCTGAAACAGGTGAAAATTCAGAAGGTGAAGTTAAAATCATCGCATTGGGTTTCCAATTGTTCAACATTATCAAAGAAGCTTTTGAGAGTGGTGAATTAGATGAGATTCCATATGCATACGAAAATGGGTGCAATTTCATTATCAAGAAAACTAAACAGGGTGAGTACGATACTTACGCTGTTGGTTCTAAATTTGCTCGTAAATCTTCTTCACTAGATGAAGATGAAGTTGCAGCATTAGAAGAACATTTAGTTGAATTGTCAACTTTACTACCAGCACATCCAACGTATGAAAAAGTTGAAGCAATGTTGGAAGCTGATTTAACTGGTAACAGTTATGATGATGGTAGTAGTGATGGTGGTGAAGATGAACCAGATGCCAAAGCTCCAGCAAAAAAGACTGTTGATAAAAAACCTGCAGCTTCCACCAAGGAAGATGATGAGCCAGCACCAAAAAAAGTTACGATAAAAAAGAAAAAGGTGGTTGAAGAAACTGCTGAAGAATCAAAACCTGAAGATGACGCACCTGCTGAAACAACCGAAGCTACTGCTAACGATGATGGTGATGAAGAATTCAGTGATGATGCTGCAGCTATGTTAGCAAAAATTCGTAATAGACGTAAACAAACGGCTTAATGGATTTTTTTAAAACCGTAACAAAAGACCTTGAGAAATCTGGTATCCAGGTTGGTTCATCTGAGCCACCACGATACTGGTTTTCTACAGGCAATTATGTTTTAAATCGCATAATTTCGGGAGACTTTTCAAAAGGTATTCCACAAGGTAGAATTACTGCTTTTACTGGTCCATCAGGATCTGGTAAAAGCTTCCTTGTAGGCAATGCAGTTAGAGAAGCTCAAAAAGATGGTGCTTTCGTTTGTGTATTAGATTCTGAAAATGCATTGGATGACGATTTCATGAAAGGAATTGGTGTTGATGTTGAGAATGATTACTATTACGTTTCAGTAGATACAATACCACAAACAAAACAAGTAGTATCACAAGTAATTAAAGGTTTCAAAAAAGAACATGGTGTAGGATCTGATGCTCCTAAACTGTTGATTGTTATTGATAGTTTGGATATGTTAATGACCGAAACTGAAGAAGACAACTTTGATAAAGGTGTAACTAAAGGCGATCAGGGTCAACGTAATAAGCAGTTAAAAGCTATGTTGCGTGAATTTGTTCAAGCCATTAAACGTCCTAATATCAATATGATTGTTACTGCTCAAGTATACAAAAATCAAGATGTTAGAAATGGTGAAGGTGTTTGGATTGTTTCTGATGCTATTAAATTTTCTTTGTCACAAGTAGTATTACTGACTAAACTAAAAATGCGTGATAAAACAACTCGTATTGTTCATGGTATTTTTATGAAAGTTGAAGGCTACAAAACTAGATTTTCTAAACCATTTCAAACAGCTACAATTGATGTTCCGTATGAAACGGGTATGGATCCATATTCTGGATTTTTGGAAGTTGCTGTTGAATTAGGACTTGTTAATAAAAAGGGTGGTTGGCACAATGTTGTTGGTTCTGATGAAAAATGGTATGCAAAAGATTTTGGACAATATGCTGAACCATTATTAAAAGAAGCAGAAGCAATGTCTAGTATATTTTTAGATGCTGGTAACGATAACGATGACGATACAGAAAAACAGGAAACGTCTAAATCAAAACGAGCTACAAAAGCTATTGGTGGATAATTAGTGGTATCCCTATTGTGGGTTGGTGATAAATAACATCAACCCACAATAGGATAATATATGACAAACGTAGCTGAAGAAACATTACACAAAATCAGATCTAACCCAAATCACACTCCTTTAACATTCGATCCAACATCCATCAATATCCATCACACACATAACCATCCTCATGGCTTTTCCATGGAATATACAAATTTGCTAGAACAATTAATAGCACCTTTGGTATTCCCAAATGATGATATAGTATACAGCACTGGATACGCACCCGAATATGACTTTACCATAAATGATATCAAATATGAAATCAAAACAACTACAGATCCAAATCAACAAATTTTTATTGAACTGGGTAGACAGGATGGAAAGGATACAGGATTGACCATAACAGAAGCTGATTTTTATGTAATACTGCACAAAACAGTTAATAATAATAACCATATAATAAAAATCCATGTTATCGCAACGGACACTTTGAAAAAATGTAGTGCTGTAGCAAAATCAATAACCAAATACAAAGATAACCCAGCACACGGATTTAATATCCCGTTGTGTAAGACTAGCATACCAGCACATTGTTGGGTGGGGGACTTTCACACGCCAGATACTGAAGAATGGGATCTATCAAATTGTTGGCGGATAAACACCACGTTTATGACTGAATTGCAACAGATGGTAAACATATTAGAACGAGGCGACATTCCACTAAAATCAACATTTAAAAATGTTGTAACGGTTAAAGAGATGTAGTATAATATGCATTCATAATTATAACAATAATGGAATGCTATGGATACACAAGAGTTTCTAACAGACAAATACACTATATTCAAGGGGTACGCAGGTTCTCATTCATACGGAACATCATTGCCCACTTCCGACATAGACTTCAGAGGATTGTTTTGTGCTGATCCTATTAACATAAGAACTCCATTTTATCCGGTTCGTGAAATAGAAGATGGTGCGGAAGAAGATACTAAGTACTATGAATTATCACATTTCATGAAATTGTGCCTAGATTGCAACCCCAACATAATCGAAATGTTGTGGATTGATAGAGGTGATATTGTAAAATCTTCGAGTGGATACGAAATCCTCAGAAATTACAGAGCTGAATTGTTATCATCAAAAATAGCATTCACTACTAGTGGATATGCTATGGCCCAATTAAAACGAATCAGGGGACACAACAAGTGGATCAACAATCCCCAACCGATAGAACCACCACAGCAAATTGATTACCTTACGTTAATTCAAGATTATAGTGATACTAAGATGATGCCTAGGGATTTCAAACCTAGGCAAATAAGAGATGATGTGCGATTGATTCCATACGGTCATGGGTTGTATGGGTTGTATATGTTTACTAGACATAAACACCTGAATACAAAAAATTCACAATTGTATGATAATTTCGGAAAATTGAATACTACGTTCGATGGTGAGCGTCATTTATTACCCAAACCAGGAGCAATTGTTAAATTTAACAAAGATGAATATAACAATGATAAGGATAAACACACAAATTACTGGACTTGGAAAAACAACAGAAACGAAGCTCGTGCTGAATTAGAATATGATCATGGATATGATACTAAGCACGCTATGCATTTGGTACGATTGATGCGGATGGGTAAAGAAGCGTTAACTGAAGGAAAAATAACAGTAAAACGACCAGATGCTGAGGAATTGTTGTATATCAGAAGTGGGGGGTGGACATACGAGGAATTGTTAGAATATGCAGACGACATGGACAATGAAATCCGAAATGTCTTTTATAAAACTACGAGTTTACCTAAGAAGCCAAATATTGCATTGGCGGCTCAAGTATTGATGGAAGTTCAAGATAGTATATGGAGTGAAAGGAAGTATATAAATACTTCATTATCAGACGAAAGGAAATAGATATGGATATTGTAGGTATGTTTAAACACAGGGATGAAATGTTCTATCAAGAAACCATGAATATATTAACAGAAATGTCACCTATATTAACAGGTGCAGCAAGATTTATTGATGATACTTATGGTACAGATCCCAATCGCAAATTGGTGTGGGAAGGGATTAATTTAATAGAAGGTATGATTACACTAGTCGGTGTTGTTAGTTATGCACCAGGTTCAACGTTAATGTTTGACGATGAATTGATGAATGTGACGGATGACAACTCAGATTACTTTCAACAATTAATCCGACTTGGTATCCCTATGCCAGTAGCAATGAAAGCATCTGCAGATGAAGTGTATGATCACCTGTTAGCATTGCAGGAAAATGATGTTCAACAACATAAAATTAACGATGTAGCACCAATTGCAGATTTTAATTTGGACTTATTAACAGACGAGCAAAAACGATCATTGACAACATTTTCACAACAAACGAATAACATTGAACTTAATTAAGACAATTAAAAAGGATTTTTCATTATTGCCAGATTTAATCGAGCGGTATGAAAAAGAATACAAGGATGCTATTGATATAATTAAAATTGAGGAAGGTCAACTCAACGAAGCAAACAGAAAACATTCTGGTCATCAGTTATATTATGATCAAAAGAAAGCTGAATTGCATAGCCTTGTTAAGTTTATGGACATGAAAGTCAATACAATAAAAAGTTCATTGTACGTTTCATACACCCAAACACATGATCGTGATCTAACTGAAACAGGTAAAAAGACATATATTGAAGGTGAAAGTGCATATCTTGACATGTACCAATTATCACTAGAAGTTAAAGAATTGCACGAAAAGTATCAAGCTCTCAGTAGTGCATTTCAATCACGTGGCTATGCTATTAACAATTTAACAAAAATGGCAATAGCTACCATCGAAGATATTTCATACTAATGCTCCATTGCAAACTTACCATATTAGATAATGCTAATTGCGTTTTTACTGGATTGACACCAGATCATACCAGATACTTACACGAAGAATTTTCTGAATTTGCTCCTGGTTATAGATTTAATCCAAAGTTTAAACTAGGAGCATGGGATGGTAAACTTAGATACTTTCGCAAAACTGGTGCCACATTTGTTAATTTATTACCCGATATACTACCCAAAGTTATAGGGTTAAAATACAATATAACAATTGATGATAAACGTCCTCCAGCTATTAACGTTGATGTTCCTCCTATAGAT